CTTTTAACGCTTACTTACGTAGAGGCGTTAACGGTCTAACACCAGCAGAAGCTAACGCTTTAGGCGAATTGCGTACTGGCGCAGATAACGCGCAAGTAACTACTAACGACGGTTTAGGAGGCTTCCTAGTACCGGAGAACTGGAGCGACTTTGTAAGCGTTACCGAGTTATTTAAATCGGACATTGAGCAAGTAGCTACAGTTATCCGTACGGCAAACGGCCAAGCGTTTAACTTACCTGCTAATAACGATACTTCAGTAGTAGCTGCTATCTTAGGAGAGGCTACCGCAGTTACTCGTAGCGATATGACTTTTACAAATGTTAAGTTTGATCCTTATACTTACTCTTCCGGATTGGTACAAGTATCTAACCAATTGATGAGTGATAACGCTTTTGATTTGGCTAGCTTTGTAGGTTCTCAATTGGCTAACCGCTTAAAGAGAGGTATCAATGCGGGCTTAACTGACGGTAACGGTACTTCTGCGCCTCAAGGTGTAGTAACTGGCTCAAGCTTGGGTAAAACTGCTGCTGCTGTTGATGCTGTTACAATTAGCGAAGCTATGGACCTTTTCTATAGTGTAGATGCTTCTTACCGTAACGCTCCTAACGCGGGCTGGATGATGAATAGCAACACAGCTAAAGCTATCCGTATTTTAGGATTTGGCGAAACTAACGACTTCCCTGCTTACGTTCCTGGAATGAGCGTAGGAGAGCCGGATATGCTATTTGGTAAGCCAGTCTACATTAACGAAGATATGGACGACATAGCTACCGGAGTTAAGTCTATCTTATTCGGGGACTTTTCACAGTACTACATTCACGAAGCAGGCGGCGTACAAATCTTACGCTTAAACGAGCGCTTCGCTGACGAGTTAAGTACTGGCTTTATTGGCTACCGTAGAGTAGACGGTAACGTATTACAGTCAAGCGCTATTAAGCACTTAATCCAAGCTTAATACGTTTGTATGAAGGTTATATTTAACCAAGCTATAGCAGGGGTAGACTTCCACTACCGTAAGGGACAAGTGGAAGTACTACCCGCTGCGGTAGCTCAAAGATATTTAAACGCTGGCTTTTGCTCGGTAGTAGAGGAGAAGAAAGCGGCTAAAGCTGAAAGAGCAGTAAGCAAAAAGACCACAAAAAGAACAACCCGCAAAGCTAAGTAATGAGCTATAGTATAATTACCCCAGCAACTTTAAAGGCTTTAACCGTACAAGAGGTTAAGGACTATTTACGCGTAGACTCTAGCGACGAGGATACTCTACTAGGGGTACTTATAGACGCTGCTACGCAAATAGGCGAGCACTACTTAGGGCGGTTCTTATTGACTACGGTAATAGATGAATTTTACGACTTCTTCCCGGTGTATAAAACGGGAGTAGATCCGTTCCAAGGGGACAAAAATATAATCTATTTAAGTAGAGGACCAGTACAAAGCGTAGCTAGTGTTAAGTATGTAGACGGCAACGGAGACGAGCAAACAGTAACCGCTAGCGATTACGCTACCGACTTAGTTAGCGAGCCTGCGCGTATAATGCCGGACCAAGGATGGCAAGCTACAAAGGACACCGTTAACGCTGTTATTATTCGTTATACTTGCGGTTATACTCAAGCTTCGGACGTACCGGCTAACATTAAAGTAGCTTTACTTTTAGTCATTGGCGAGATGTACGAGAAGCGAGTAGATAGCGTACACCGCTTACCAACAGCTAGCGAGCACTTGCTAAACCCTTATAGAGTTTTCCGCTTTGATTGATCCCGGTAAGCTAGATAGACGTATAACGCTTAGAAGCGCTACAATAGCTAAGGACTCCTTCGGCGAGGACGTACGTACTTATAGCGACCTGGCTAACGTATGGGCTAAAGTAGAGTATAGAGGTGTACCCAAAGAAGGGGAAGAAACCGCTAAAACTACGAGCGTAAATAAGGTACGCTTTACTATTCGTTATAGAAACGATGTAGACGCTACCAATAAAATAAGCTGGAATAGCAACACCTACGAAATAGAGGGCGTAAGCTTGGAAGGTAGAGAGCGTTACTTAATTATAGATACTACACTTAGGGACTAATGGCTAATTTTTCTACAGTAAATACGAGAAGCGGACGCTTTTTAAATGCTGAAAAAGAAGGCATTTATTTTGAGGTAGAAGGCTTAGATAAGGCTTTACTAAAGCTTCAGCGGTTAGCAGAAATAGACCGTAAGAAAGCTAGTAAGTTTAAGCGAGGTATTAAGAAGGCAGCGAAGCCCTTAGTAAAAAGCGTTAAGGAAAGTATTAAAGATAGTAACCGAAACGACAAAGGAAAAAAAATACGTAAGGGCTATAACGATACGGGAACGCAAACAACTAAGAAGGGCAAAACTAAAGACATAAACTATAAGCCGGGTAACTTACGCCGGTCTATAGCTTTTTTCCCTTCTAAAAAGAAGGGCGCTCTTTTAGGTTATGTAGGGGCTAGATTTGGTAGCAGAGCAGGTAAGACTTTTGACGGGTATTACGCAGCTATAGTAAACTACGGACTTAGAAGAGGTAAAGCAAAAGCACAGCCAAAGAATAAGCGTAATATAGGTTACGCATTAAAAGGACACCAAAAAGCGAAAGGTATAACCCAACAGCTACTATTTGTAGAGGTGCAAAAAATCATAAAACAAAGCTTATACGAGCTTAGTAGATAATGAACGAAGGCAAAGCTATATATACTATTCTAACCGAGGACGCGGGAGTATCTGCGGTAGTAGGTTCTAGAGTTTACCCACAAGTAGCAGCTCAAGGGGCCGCTTTTCCTTTTGTGGTATATGTGTTACAAGATAACACGCCCAGCGATACTAAAAGCGGAGTAAGCACTTTAGACGAAATACGCTACGACATAGTAGCAGCAGCGGAAACCTATAGCGCCTTATCAAGCCTTACGGAAAGAATACGTCTAGCTTTGGACCGTTACACGGGAACCGTTAGCGGCATAGTAGTAGACAGCATACAGTTTACGGAATTGGACGTAGACAACGATCCAGCTACGGAGACTTTCGTAAGCAGCTCGGAATACATTTTAAGAATCAAGCGATGAAAATAACACTAACAAAAAAAGTAACCTCTCCTAGTGGTAAGAAGCTAGCTAAAGGTCTAACTTTAACAGTAGTAAACGAATACGGCCAGGAGCTTATAGAAGCGGGAAAGGCTGTTAAATTTGGAGAGGAAGCCCCGGCAGAAGCTCCGCAAGTAATAGAAGAAGAACAAATAAATTTAAATTAAAATGGCAACTACTGGCATTATGAACGGAACCCTACTAGGGGTTTACTCAGCAGGCACTCTAATAGCTCACGCTACAGAGGGCTCTATTTCTCTCTCGATGGATACGAGAGACGCAACTACTAAAGACTCTAGCGGAACTAGAGATTTACTAGAGGCAACTAAAAGCGGTACTATTTCGGTATCTGCACTATACGCAGAAGACGCAGCTTACGGCGTAGATGATCTTATGACAGCTTGGAGCGGACGTACTGCTCTTACTGTTAAGTTTTCTACTGAAGTAACCGGCGACCACTACTGGGAGGCTTCAGCTTATGTAACCTCTTTAGAAGTAAATTCCGGAATGGAGGATAACGTAACTTACTCAGCTACGTTTGAGTTAAGCGGCGCTATAACTTACGGTACTATCTCTTAATAGTAAACACTAAACACACTTAAAGCAAATGGTAAAGAAGGTTAACATAGGAGGCGAAGAGAGGCCAGTAAAATTTGGCTTCGCGGCACTAATGCAATTTACGGACGCTACCGGTTATACGTTAGCGCAGTTAGATAGTATAGGAGACAGCCTAACACTAAGCCAAGCTATAGAGCTTATAAGAGCTGGACTAAAGCAAGGCGCTAGAGTAGAAGGCGAAAAGTTTAACGCTACACCGGAAGAGGTGGCCGACTGGCTAGACGATAGCCCGGAAGCCTTAGAGCAAGTGCTAGCAATCTTTACCGAAAGCTTTACAACTGCAAAAAAGTAGAGGGGGCTAGGGGCTCGAAAAGCCCCGAAGCCCCTCTAACTTTTGACCGCTGCGAAGAGATAGCTTTAGGGTTATTAGGTTACAACTACAGCGAGTATTTACAGTTAACCCCGCGCAGCCTAAATAATGCTGTAGCGGGTTTTAGTGAAAAGAGGGAAGCAGAAAGCCGCGAGCTTTGGGAGGTAATGCGAAGCCAAACGGTAACGCTAGTAAACTTACAGCTTCCTAAGAACAAAAGAGTAAAGCCCAAGGAGCTCTATAAATTTCCTTGGGATAACGCACACAAAGCAGGGCTAAAACTAACTAAAGAGGAAGCTAAAGCAATACTAGCGAAATGGCAAAAAGAAGCGTAGCGAGTACTAACATTAGCGTAGGGGCAAACCTTACCGGATTACAAAGAGGCCTAAAGATAGCTAGTAGAAGTTTACGCCGTTTTGGTACTCAAGCTAAACAAATAGGCACTAGCCTAAGTACTAGCATTAGCGCTCCTCTAATTGGATTAGGTGCTATTTCAGTTAGGACCTTCCAAGGCTTTGAAGCCGAAATGAGTAAAGTAAAGGCCGTATCCGGTGCTACTGCTCAAGAATTTAAAATACTAGAGGCCCAAGCTAAAAAGCTAGGGGCTACTACAACCTTTACAGCTTCCGAAGTAGCGGGCTTACAAGTAGAATTTGCGAAGCTTGGTTTTACGGCTAGCGAGATAGATAAGGTTACGGAATCTACGCTATACTTAGCCCAGGCCGGAGGCGCTGAACTAGGACGAGCGGCAGAGGTAGCAGGATCTACTTTAAGAGCTTTCGGACTAGCAGCAGAAGAAACCGGCAGAGTTACGGACGTAATGGCTAAGAGCTTTAGCACGAGCTCCCTAGATATGGAGAGCTTCGCGGAAGCTATGAAGACCGTAGCGCCTATCGCAAAAGCTACGGGCGTAAGTATGGAGGAGGCTAGCGGTATGCTAGGGGTTTTAGCCAATAACGGTATTAAAGGCTCTATAGCAGGTACAGCTCTAAAGAAGATACTTAGCGACTTGCATAAGGAAGGTAAGCCAATGACGCAAACCTTTAGAGAGCTATCTAACCAAAACATAAGTTTAGCAGAAGCTAACGACTTAGTAGGAGATAGGGCTAAAGGTGCTTTACTAGTGCTTACCGAGCAAATGGGGCTAGTAGACGAGCTTACATTAAGCTATCAAAATGCCGAAGGCGCAGCGCAAGCTATGGCCGAGGAAATGATGGACAACACCGCCGGAGCGTTTAAGACTTTACAAAGTGCTACGGAGGGGGCCTTAATTGAGATTGGCGAAGCTATAACCGAAAACGAAGTATTTAAAGGGGTACTAGAAAAGCTTACAGCTACAGTAGGAAAGATTACTAAAGCTATTAGCGGAATGACCGACGCCGAGCAGTATAACAAGGTTATACTAGCTGGCTTACTTGCTTTAGTACCTTTAGTAATTACTGCGGTAGGAGCCCTTACTTTAGCCTTCGGATCTTTGACGGCTGCTATGGGGCCTATAGGTATAGCTATAGCTGGGGTTACTGCTTTGTATGTAGGTTTAAGAAAAGAAGTAGACCTAACACAAAAAGCAGTAGATAAAGCACTAGCTAGTGAAGACGCAGAAAAGAGCGCCAAGGAACTACAAGACCGCTACGAGCTTTTAACGGATTCTATTATAGACCAAGGTAACGCTATAAAGGATTACGTAGCTAACTATAGTAACCCGTTTTATGACGCGGAAGAAACTAGACGCTATAAAGAATTAAAAGGACACTTAGAAACCTTAAAAGCGGAGCGCGAGAAAGTAAGCGCTGGGCTAGACAAGTTAAGAGAAAACCAAGCCGCCGCTAATAAAGAAACCGAAGAAGCTACCGAAGTTACCAAGGAGTACGAATCGGTAGTAAGCGGCTTGGCTAAAACTATAGACGCTGATTTATACCCTAGCCAGCAAAGAATGACTAGCTTACTAAACGGTGCTGTTACTCAAGTACAAACAAAGCTAGTAGGACTTCAAAAAAATCTAGTAAACTTAGGCGAACCATTAAAGCAGTCTATAGATTTAACTGGAGGCCTAGCTTACGAGTTTAGCACAAATTTAAGTAACGCTATAGCGGGCGCAATAGTAAACGGCGATAGCTTCGCGGAAAGCTTTATAACAGCTTTAAAGGCTATGGCAGCGCAGCTAATAGCTACTATAGCTTTAGTAGCTATATTGGCTACTTTATTAGTTATTACTTCGGGCGCAGGTTTGGCGGGCTTAAGCTTAGAGAGTTTACTAGTAGGAATGAAGGCGGTTAGTAAAGGAGCCGGTATTAAAATTCCATTTTTAGCTGAAGGCGGTATAGTGAACGGCCCCCAGTTAGCAATGATAGGCGAGGCAGGACCGGAGGCAGTAATACCACTAAGCAAGCTACCACAAATAGCGGGAGCTACCGGAGGAGCTGTAGAGGTGTACGGACGCATAAGCGGCCAGGACATCCTCCTAAGCTCCGAGAAAGCAGGAAGAGTAAGAACTAGATATAGAGGCTTTTAAT